TGAGGCAATCTGAATGTTTGTTGTCGGAGACTTAATCGAAGTATGCAATACCCAATCAACTGGTTTCAAAAATGGAGAAGTTGGATTAATCGTAAAAATTGAACAAATAACAAAAGAAATAACCATTTATTGGACTCTTCTGGGTAATTATGAAGGACATGCTCCGTTTTGGGCAGAAGAAATAAGGCTATTAAGTGGAAGACAAACTGAAAAAAGGTGAAATTGTTATTATTAATCATCGAAGCTTGACTTGGGGTTGGCTTTCGTATAAAAATGAAGACGTCGGTTACATAAGAGACGTAAAAGATTATGGATATGAATATAAAATCGCAAGAGTATTTTTATTTAGAACACAGAGGGTAGAAAGTGTGCCTTGCTGTTTTTTAGTGAGGTTAGAAGAATGGAAGTAGGAGATTTGATAGTTTTAAATAACTCACCTTTTCAAGGGGGAAGTATTTTCGGCTATGTTAACGGCGATTTAGGCTTAATAAAAGAAGTTTTAAAGGGGGACTATGGACACTTTGACATTTTTGTAGTTTTGATTTTGCGAAACATGAAAGAATACCACATACCACACACATACATGATGAAACTGGAGAAAAAATGTTAATGATCGGACTCGGCGAAGCCGGAAAGAATATTGTTGAGCTTTTTAAGCCACATACAAAAAATTATAAAATTATCGTTCTCGACGAGGACCAAGGAATACCAAAAAGAAACTCAGTAGAAGAATATGACAGCATAGATTTTAAACTCACACAGAAAGGCCTTAAATCGCACGATGAAGCCTTTCTATTTGTTTGTGGGTCTGGTAAGATAGCTGGAGCTTCTCTGCGTGTTCTTGAGGCCCTCAAGCCCTTTAAAACAACTATTGTTTACATTGTTCCTGATCTTGAGTTCGCATCTGATCGAGAACAAAAAAGACACAAGGTTCACTTTGGGGTACTACAGGAGTACACCCGCTCGGGCCTTGTGCGCGAGATGATAATTTTAGATAATAAAAAAATGTTTTCTCATGCAGGCACAGGTACTGCGTTAAAATATTATGATAAAGTAAATTATTTTATTTACTCTACGATTCAAAACTTGATGTATTGCAAACACATCAAACCAGACTTTGGAAGACTTCACGAAAAAAAAGAAATCTCTAGAATTTCGACAATTGGAACGGGAACGTTTGAAGATGAAGAAAAGTTGCTTTTTTCACTTGACAACGTGACTGAAACATGTTATATTATAAACATAGAGGAAGAGGACTTAGATAATGATCCGGAAGTAATTCCAAGGTGCCAAAAACTTGTTCGAGAAAATAAAGAAAAAGACAGAAACACTTCTTTTGCGATTTGGAGATCTTCTGAAGAGAATCATTACTATTCCGTCCACTACACTCACTTTATACAGGGAGGATAACTTGTTTCAATTTTTAAATAAAATAACACTTGAAGGACTAAAGAACAGAAAGAGACTTGGGTGGGGTTGCTCGATAATTATGGTATCGGGTATGCCCATCGTTGTTGATGAGAAATACCTTCAAAAAATGGAGGATGAATATAATGCTAAAGAAAATAAAGGTGGAACTGGATCGATTATTACATTTTGAAAGAATGGCGATAGATTCAATTGCTTATGATAATTTAGATGAACTCGAGCTTAAGTTTGTTACGGAGAAACTTTTCGAAGTAAGCAACATGATTTTAAGGCTCGAAATAATTCTTCGAGAAGAAGAATAAATTTATTGGAGGACAAATGACAGAACAAATTTACTATTCATTTTGGGGAAACCAAAAAGAAGAACACAAAGATTATTTTAAACAAATAAGTTTGATAGCAGACTGGATCGGCTATGCTCTTATTGGGCCGAGAACAAATCCATTTACTGGAGAGTACATGCCACTATCAAACATTGCAGTATTACAAACAAAAGAAAAGTTTGGATCTCCGAGAGTCTATGTTCAATTCTCCGAAGAAAGTCATCTTGAGGATGCAAAGCATTATCGACAAACTTATAAGACAGCAATTGAGTTATGGCCTCAATACGAAAAATCAATCAAAGAAGGTATGGATTATTCTGAATATCTTTTCGACACAGAACAAGAAGTCGCTCATTACATCGCAGAACAAATGAAATGGCTTCAACAAGGAAAGAGTGGCGGCCACATTGATAATGACATCTACCTCGCAAGACTCGAGCAAATTCAAGCAGAATCAATTTTTTTAAAAAAAGTTTGTGATTTGACTTGACAAACCCTTTTGGATATGTTATAATAAATACATAACGTTGGAGGAAAGATGAAAAACGTTAATGGAACTGATGAGTTTAACCAACTCACACAACAAGGCTCTGTTTATGTTCAATTCTCGGCAAACTGGTGCGGCCCATGCAAAATGCTTGCTCGCACCGTTGAAGACATTGAAGAGACAGAATCTGATATTACTTTTTTAAAAGTAGATGTTGACTCAAATAGAGAGTTGGCACAACAATTTGGAGTGCGAAGCATTCCAAGGGTAATCCTAATGAAGAACGGCGAACAAGTCGGAGAATTCATGGGAGCAAAAAATAAAAACGATCTTCAAGAAATTTTAGAAAAAAGTTTAAAATAAAACTTGACAAGCATGAAAAAACATGTTATAATATAAATACTCAATTAAACCATGGAGGAAACATGAGTAACAACACAATCAACACAACAGTTTATACTGGAACATTCACCACGCAACGTGGAGAACAACGAACAATGAATTTTATCCGTCCTTCTGAGGCTCCGATGGGAACTTTCCCAACGATTACTCGAACCCGAAACCTTCGAGAAGGCATGGAAACCGTATACGATATTGATCGTCAAGCATATCGAACTTATAATTCCAACACCCAAGTTGGAAACATTACAAGTCAAACGAGAGATGTAGCAGTCAATCTCTTTTAGTGATTAAGGTTTGCGGCTACCTCCCAAAAGGCCGCTTTTTCGCACCGGTAGCTCAGCTGGATAGAGCATCCGCCTTCTAAGCGGACGGTCATAGGTTCGAATCCTATCCGGTGTACTTTTTAATAACAAAGGAGGACAAATGTTATCATTATTATTTTCTACACTTATCGGAACATCAGAAGCCGGTGACTCTGATTGGTTCGGCCGTTATTCCGAGAGCTTATCAACATGCTATAGCAGCTATTTCCTAATGGAGAAAGGAAAGATGACTGTTAAAGCACCTGCACAAGATAAAATTGAAATAAGCTTGGTTTATATCCAAGGCTCTAGTTGCTTATGGATGTATAACGAAAGTGCTGTGAATATTGGAAAATTTTGCTTTATTGACGCTTCGCCAAGCTATTCATGGTTTGAAGCCGGATGGCAAATACACGGCAACCCAGCTGACTATGTGAGACTTTATCGGTGCAATTAAAAATCGACGGGGACTTAGCTCAGCGGTGAGAGCATCCGACTCATAATCGGCAGGTCCAGGGTTCAAATCCCTGAGTCCCTACTTTTTAAAAAAAATGCATTTTTTACTTGACAAACCATTTTAATTATGTTATATTAATAATGTAAAACGAATTACAACGGGGGTATGGTTGAAACCCTGCCTACCTTAGTGATAAAACACAAAAAAATAGACTAAAAATAGGAGAAATATTATGGCTATTAACCTTGAAGCAATGCGAGCTAAATTAAACGCATCTAAAAACGGCGGAAAACCAACCGGAAGCAAATCGACCATGTGGCGACCAAAAGCTGGAGACCAACATATTCGTATTCTTCCAACCACAGACGGCGATCCGTTCCGTGAATTCCACTTCCACTATAATGTAGGAAAGAATCCTGGAATCTACTGCAATAAACGTAATGATAACGGCGAATGTCCAATTTGTGACTTTGCATCTAAGCTTTGGCGTGATGGAGTTGAAAATGACGATCAAAATCTAAAGAATGAAGCTAAAAAGTTATTTGCACGTAAGCGGTATTATTCACCTGTTCTTGTTCGTGGTAATGAAAGCGAAGGAGTTAAAATCTGGGCTTATGGTAAAACAGCTTATGAAACCCTTTTGGGCTATGTCTTGGACCCTGATTATGGAGACATTACAGACCCCGAAACTGGTACTGACATTAAGTTGAACTATAATGTTCCCGGAACACCTGGTTCTTTCCCGAAGACCACTCTTCAGCCTCGTCGTCGTCCTTCTGTCCTCTGTGACGATGCGATTGCTGATTGTCAAGACCTTCTTGATTCCGTTCCTGTGATCGACGATTTGTTTGATCGCAAGACCACAGAAGAAGTTCAAGAGTTGTTGGATGGATATCTGTCCTCTGATACATCTGCCGAGTCTTCTTCTTCTGAAACTCAAAAAGGTAAATCTCAGACAGGATCAAATGTGGACGCCGCTTTCGCTGCTTTTATGAGCGAAGATTAAGTCGTAGGTCCTCCTGTGTTGTAAGGGTTTGGCCGTCTCCCCTTGGTTAAGAAAGACGGCCTTTTTAAATTTTACTTTTTTTGATCGAGATTCATTGCGATTCGACATCAACCGACTATGAACCGGTTAGTTCAAAATTTAAATTAGGAGCTCAAAATGAGTACAAATTATAACCAAAAAACTATTCGTGATTTTTACAAGTCTATTATTTTAAAAATTACAACCGACCCTTCTTTCGAAAGGCCATACGGATGCTGGAACAAAACTAATACCAATGGTTTTATTCAAGACATTTTCGATGGATTTGCATCCAACCCAATAGTGGTAGCAGATGTTAATAGTTGTAGAGACTATTCAATCGATCAAGAAGATGAAGCTAGTAGAATGTATTACAGTGACCATGCAGCATCTGGGAAAAGATATGTAAGTTTGGATGGCAAACATCGAACACAATGTATCTTAGATTTCATAAATGGAAAATTTACATATACTGGCAAGGTAATCGATCTTGAGGGCAATGCACGTCTAGTCCGCAATAAGTATTTTAAAGATCTGGCAGAGTCTGAACGGCAATTTTTCTTAAATGCTCAGATTTGTATTAATGAATTTCAAAATTTATTGCAAAAAGATTTAGCTAGAGTTTTCTTGTCATTAAATTCCAACTCTTCTCTTTCGAATCAGCACAAAAGAAATGCAATTCAGACACCAATGTCTAAGTGGGCAAGAGAGATGGCAAAAAATCATCTAGAATTAATGAAATCATTGGTTGGTGAAAAGTCCTTACCCCAAATGAAACCAGAAGAATTTATTTCCAAACTCTATCTTCATTGCGATGATGAAAAATCAGACGTTGGTGACGGCGCCTTAAACAAATTATACAAAAAGGGAGAGGGAAAAATCTGGAGAGAGTGCTATTCTACCCAATCGCGAGAAATTTGTGAGAGAACTTTAGAAATAATGTCGTCAATCAATGGAACTAAAAAAATTCCTAGTACAAAACAGGTTTGTTTTTCTTTGATTTGTTCTAATCTATCAATCTCAGATTATCTTGTGGAGGATGAAAAAATGTTTGTTGAACAAGTTATCATCTTGGATAATAGATTAGAAGATGAGTCTAGAGCAAGTCATGTACAAGATAAATCTGATGACCCCGAAGTTACAACTAGTAAATATTATTTTGAACAAATGAGATTAAATTGGAACCACCAGTATCGATCTACTCGTCTTAAGACCATTTGGGATGAAATAGTTAGCGACCCAAGCAAATACGGATTGATTTGGAATTTAGAAGAAAAAACAGCATAAACAATAAGGAGAAAAAATGAGATTAATGTTATTTAGTCTTCTCTTCGCTTGCGGAGAAGAAGAGCAAAAATTAGAGCCATCTTTGGTGAACGAGCAGGTTGAGCAACCAACCTATCCTCCAACAGAGGAAGTGGAAAAAATTGCCCCTGATGAAGATTCAACCTCAGAAGAGCTCGAAAATACGGAAAAAGTCGAGGAGACCACCTCGCAAGAAGAAACTGAAACACAAGGAGATTAAAATGTTAAGTTTAGTATTATCAATGTTCCTCGCCTGTGGCGATAAGGAAGAAGAGGTAGATACAGCAGTTGAGGCTGAAGAAACTACTGAACCTGCGACCGAAGAAGTCGAAGATACAGGTTCCGAAGAAACAGAAGATACAGGCACGGAAGAAGAACCTGAGGAAACAGCAGAGTTTAAATCAAATGATGAACACGGAGAATGTTATATGAATGGGGAGATTGCCTAATGACAAAAGCTGGTAAGATTGACATCTCAGCCATGAAAAAGTTCGTCAACAAAAAAGTTGGCTTGGACATCGCTCATGATCTAAATGAAGATAATCCTACCGAGGTTAAAGAATGGATTCCAACTGGTTCACGCTGGTTGGATTCTATCATTTGCCGAGGTAAGATGGCTGGAATCCCCGTAGGGAAAATTACAGAACTTGCTGGCTTATCATCTGCTGGTAAGTCTTATATGGCTTGTCAGATCGCCTCACAAGCACAAAAGAAAGGTCACTTTGTTGTCTATTTTGACGCAGAGTCGGCAATCGATCCTAAGTTTCTTGGAAACTCTGGAATCGACATCAATAATGATTTCATGTACATCCAAGCAGTCTCAGTCGAGAAAACCTTGGAAACAATTGAGGATCTAATGACTGAATATCCAGAAACTCAGTTTTTGTTTATTTGGGACTCCATCGCTGCAACTTCTTCCGAGAAGGATCTTGAAGGCGATTTTAATCCTCAATCGTCAATGGCTGTGAAGCCCCGCATCTTCGCAAAAGCTTTCCCAAAGCTTACAATTCCATTGGCAAATCAGCAGTCAACATTGCTGCTAATCAACCAACTTAAGACAAACATTACTTCAAATGTTGCAGAAGCTATGACAACTCCCTATGTCGCCCCCGGCGGTAAGGCAATTGAATACTTCTGTTCTCTTAGAATCTGGCTTACAAAGCGCAAGGCCAAAGCTGCTCATGTCACAGATGATAGCGGCTTAAGAATTGGCTCGGAAGTCAAGGTTAAGGTTGAAAAGTCTCGCTTCGGTTCTGAAGGTCGCACATGTGGCTTTAAGATTCTTTGGGGCAAAGACGTTGGGATCCAAGATGAAGAATCATGGCTGGAAGCCTTGAGAGCCTCAGGCTCTGATCGCTTTAAAGCAGGTGCTTGGAACAAGCTCTATGGCCGAGATGGCAAAGAGTTTAAGTTTCAACGCTCACAATGGGTTGATAAACTTAAAGATGATGAGTTTAGATCTGTTGTATTTGATATCATGGATGAAGAAATCATCAAAAAGTTCGAGAGCGAAGGTAAGAACTTCAACATCGACGAAGAGTCCGAAGAAAGTTAATTCTTGAAGGAAACTCACTAAGCCCCGTTGGTTCGCCTTCGGGGTTTTTTTGTACTTTTTACTTGACAAACAATTTAATTTATGTTATATTATTAATAACTTGGAGGACAAATGAAAAACGTTATTATTATTGACGCGTTGAACATGTTTCTGCGCTCTTATGTGATTAGCCCTCACTTAAACAAAAAAGGCTGGCCCGTAGGCGGCACAATTGGCTTTTTAAAGAGCCTTCAAAAGGTTGCTAGGGATTTTAACGCCGATGAAATCATCGTCGCTTGGGATGGCCATGAGGGGTCTCAACGTCGACGTTCGATGAATAGCGACTACAAAGGAGGTCGCAAGCCTGTGAGATTCAATCGAAGAATGGTTGAGTTGCCCGAGGATAAAGAAGAAGCCAACAAAGGCTATCAACAAGTAAGGCTTATGGAGTATCTTAATGAAATGCCCGTTATCCAACTTGTCGCAGACTTTACAGAAGCAGATGATATCATCGCTTTGGTAATTAATCATGATAGATACAAGGGGTGGAAAAAGACTATTATTTCAAGCGACAAAGACTTCTTTCAATTATGTCGAAAAGACGTTCAGATTTATCGCCCAATACAAAAAAAGATTGTGACAGAGCAAACCGTTATTGAAGACTTTAAGATTCATCCACGAAACTTTGCTTTGGCAAGAGCAATTGCCGGAGACTCATCTGATAATCTTCCCGGAATCAAAGGAGCGGGCCTCAAAACAATCGCAAAGCGATTCCCTTATCTCTCGCGAGAAGATGAGTACGAAGTTGCAGATATAGTTAGAGATTGCGCCATGCAAAGTAAAAAGCTAAAGATTCACGAAAACATCCAAGGAAACGAAAAGCTTATCAAGGACAACTATGCTATAATGCAGTTGCAGTTTCCAAACATTAGACCCATGAATCGCGAGATCATAAAAAAATCTATTATTGATTTCGAGCCTTACTTTAATAAAGTAAAGTTTACGCAAATGCTTTCCGAAGATGACGCAGTTAGTCTTAACTTTACAGCTTTGCAACAAATTTTTCACAAAATAAAAAGATAAAATTATTTGACACTTGAACCAAAACGGGTTATACTTATATAACCAATAAAATCTAGGAGGACATATGAACACAATGGAGCAAGAGACCTTTATGCGTTTCGGCAAAAACTTTCAGGAGAATCTTTGCCAACTTATGCTGGAGGACAGACCTTTTTTCGATCAAATTACCGAGGTACTTGACGTAAACTTCTTTGAGAAGAAGTATCTTCAAATCTTCGCACAAACCTTGATCAACTATCGAGACAAATACAATACACACCCAAACTCAGAGGTGATGATGACTTTGTTGAGAACAGAATTAAATCATCATGACAAAGCGACAGCACAATCTGTGCGAGAGTTTTATGCGAGAATCCACACTTCAGATGGAGTGGAAGAAGCAGCGTTCATCAAAGACAAGGCAATCGATTTTTGTCGCAAGCAAGTCTTGAAAGGTGCGATGATTCAATCAGTAAAATTACTTAAATCATCATCGTTTGAAGAGATCGAGAAAGTGATCAAGGAGGCCTTAGTTCTTGGGACAGACAACAACTTCGGCCATGATTTTCGCAAAGATTTGCTTAAACGTTTTGAATTGGTTTCAAGAGATCCATCTTCAACTGGCTGGGCTCGAATGGATGAGATTTGTAAGGGAGGTCTTGGAAAGTCCGAATTGGGCGTCGTCATTGCTCCTACTGGTGCTGGTAAGTCTATGGTCCTCGTTCATCTCGCAACTCAAGCGATACTTGAAGGAAAGACTGTTGTCTATTATACCTTGGAGCTCAAAGATACTGTCGTCGGCCAAAGGTTTGACTGCTGTATCACAGATGTTCCTCTCGCAGAACACAGAATGAGACAAAAAGAAATTGTGGACAAGGTAAAAGACCTCGAAGGCACTCTAATTATCAAAGAGTATCCAACGAAGTCTGCTTCTGTCCAAACTCTCAAGAACCATGTTGAGAAATTGAGAAAGCGCGGCATCGAGCCGGATATGATTTTAGTAGATTATGCGGACCTATTGCGTCCCGTCAGGAGTTCAGGTGAAAAACGACACGAATTGGAAGAAACTTACGAAGGCCTTCGAGGACTTGCTCAAACTTACGAGCTTCCCATTTGGACCGCTTCCCAGACGAACCGAGGCGGACTCAACGCAGAAGTCATCACGATGGAAGCGATCTCGGAAGCGTTCAACAAATGCTTCGTAGCCGATTTCATCTTCTCTTTATCGAGAACGGTTCAAGATAAACAAGCAAATAAGGGCCGCTTGTTCGTCGCCAAAAACCGAAATGGCCCCGACGGACTTGTATTCGACGCTTTCGTCGATTGGTCCGATGTAACCATTAACATCCTTGACCGCGACGAATCCGCAGAAAGGATGCAAAGCACATCAGATGCTTTACAGATGTTAAAAGACAAATATTCACAAATAAAAGCCAAGTAGCAGGAGTACAATAATGGATTTAGAAAAAAAGATCTTATCGGACATAACCGTCCACATGAAGTATGCTCGTTATCTCGAAGATAAAGAGCGACGAGAAAATTGGGACGAGTTGGTAACTCGCAACAAACAGATGCACATTAAAAAGTTTCCTCAATTGGAAAACGAGATCATGGAGGCCTACGAGTTTGTTCATGATAAAAAAGTTCTTCCATCGATGCGAAGCATGCAATTCGGAGGAAAGCCAATTGAGGTTTCTCCAAACCGCATCTTTAACT